ACGGATTGCATCTTGAGTTGCTTTTTCGTTTTCTAAACCTTGTTCACGAGCACGTCTAATGTACTGTTGTTTTTCATCTTCCAACTGTTGAGCACGAGTAGTTGTTGCTCTATAATAATCCTGTATTTTGCGTTCTGTATCACGTGTAAATTCTTCTGTAATACGTCTTTGTTCGCGGATTGCTTCTTGTGCTCTACGCTCTTCTTCACGTTTTGCTTCAGCTGCCGCTCTTTCAGCTTCACGTTCTGCTTCTATTGCCGCCCTGCGTTCTTCAGCCGCTTGTTGACGTGCTCTAGTGCCTGCGATAATGGCCTCAATTTGTTCATCTGAGATTTTTAGGAAATCTAAATGTGCTGCATCTTGCACATCTTTTAATTCATAGATTAAACGTATTTGATCTTGTGTTAGTGCTTCAACTTTATCGCCTAATGCTTCTCTATAACGCTGTTCTTCTTGAATAATGCGATTTAGAACATCACGTTCATCTTGTGAAATGCCTAAAGCTCTAGTTTCATTATCATAGGCCGCAATGCTATCCTCTACAGCTCTAGTACCTTCTTCTATTCGTCTTGTTAATTCTTCTTGTTCTCTTGCTAAAATTCTAGCCTGTTGTTCAGCATCGCTTCTGGCTTCAGTGTTATCTTCAGTTTCTCTAGTATTATCTTCAGTTGCTTCGGTGTTATCTTCAACAGCCCCAGTAGCATTCTTATTTTCATCAGCATTATCTTCAACAGCATCAGTATTGTTTTTAGTTGAAGATGTGGCTTCTGTTATTCTTTGATCTAATTCGGCGATTTTACCAGAAAAGTCTATGGTGCTACGGCTATTATTTGCAATTTGTTCTTCAGTTTCACGCATCGACTCTTTAAAAGCATCAAATGCATTTAAAGGATCCAATGCTGCCGCACCTATTGCCTTGAAAAATCCTACTGTTCTAGTTGCAAAGTTGCTTACCGCATTTATAACAGTGTTGATTGTGTCGCCGGCAAATTCATAAAACCATTTTTGAACTTTTAAACCTGCAATTTCGATTGCATCAAACGCCGCAACAGCCGTTGATTTAAAACTGTCCCAATGAGTGATTGCTAATAAGATTGCCGCTGAAATGGCCGCAACAGCCAATGCAATAGGATTGGTTAACATTGTGGCATTTAGAGCTAAAACACCTGCTCTCAATGTACCAATTGCTGTTGTTACAGCACCTATAACAGCAGGAGCCATACTTGCTAAAAATCCAGCCGCCCCTGCTGCTAAAGCTACAAATTCTCCCGTAATTGCGGCAATTTTTACAACCGCAAACGCACCAAAAAATACACCTGCGGCCAGAACAACTTTATCTAAATTATTGGCAACAAATAAGATAGCCTGTGCCACAGCATCAAATGCAGGAGTTGCATTAGTACCTAATTCTAAAAATTTATTTTGTAAAACTGTGAGTGCGCCACCTATAGTAACACTCATGTTACTGGTTCTAGCCGCTACATCATCAGCGGCGGCACTTAATGCATCAATTAGTATCTGACCTGTAATTTGGCCATCTGCGGCTAGAGCTCTAACTTGTCCTGCACTAACGCCTAATTCTCTTGCTAATATTGGTAAGATTTCACCAGCGGTTGCTTCAACAATACTGTTGAATTCATCACCACGTAAAGCACCTGAACCCAATGCCTGACCAAATTGTAGAATTGCGCTACTTGCACTATTTGCATCAGCACCTGCTAATCGTAACACTTCTGTAAATGTACGAGTAACTGTGGTTACCTGGTCTGCATTCAGTCCATATTGTTCTGCGTTTCTTGCAACCTTTTGATACAAATCTGCCACAGCATCTAATGGCTGAAAAGTTTCATTTGCAACTTTTGCAATGTTTGCAAAGTTTTCAGCGGCTGTGCCTAATGCAGGATTTACCAATGCAATTCTGTTTTGAATATTTTGAACTTCTGTACCAAAGTCTGCAAATGCTTTCACACTCAATGCTGCCGCCACAGCACCGATTGCACGTTGCATACCACCAAAACTATTGGAAGCACGAGTAGTACTTCTTTCTACTCCATCAATTTGGCTGGTGACAGACCCTAAACCACCTCTGGTCTGATCAACTATTTTAACAATAATACTAGCGTCTGCCATTTTTGCCCTTTCTCATTTGCTTCTGGCGTTCTTTGGCTTCCATACTATAGTAGGTTACCCATAATTTGAACTCCAGAGTGCTCATCTCCATAATTTCTTCTAGAGTGCGACCTAGATCTTTGGCCAATTGCATCATGAACCTTAGATCTAGATCTTCTCTTAGTTTTTTTCAATCTCCTCCATTGTGGGTAATGCACCGCCGTTGATACGTTCGGCGATACGCAAAACCACATTGGGATCAACTTCATTCATCAACGCCGCTTTGTCATGTTTACCGAACATGGGTGTTCCATCTTCATGACGTGCTTTGTTGATTATAGTGGTTACCATAGCCTCAACAGTTTTATTCTGTCTTGCCAATTCAATAACTTGGCTTTCTTGTGCCAGGGTAGTCACTGGACGATAGTGAATAGTTACATCCCATTCTGGAACATGAAAACTACTCATTTCTTTGATTCTATTTTGGTAATGTTCTGTTGCTTTTGCTAAAACATTTGGTTTTTTAGGTTCGCTCATTAATATTTCCTCTGATTGCTCTTTTCAATTGTGCTACTCATTGCTTGTCTAACAAATCCATTTGGAGCCTGACGTGAATAGCCGTCCTCTAATTTGCCGATATAAGGAACAGTATTCTTTATTTCGGTTTTTCGAGCCTGCCATCCACGCCTTGCTCTGCCTGTATCTATTGGAGTTCTTGGCACAACCGCTGATTTATAATCGTCGGCGAGATTTTGTTTTTCACGCTCGACAATGTCTTCTAACCAACGTCTAATGTTTGTACCTTCAACTCTAATAGCAATAGCCATATTACACCTTAGATATTTGCTGTAGTAATTGCACCAGTGCCTTGGAAACTGACACTTGCTTCAACTAAACCATCATAACTTGCTGTAATGCTGTAGCTGGTGATGATAACATCGCCTGCAAATTTAGTTGCGTCTACAGCGCTATCACTGTAAAATTCTACAGAAACTGTATCATCAGTGTCTGGGTTCATTGCTGTGCTAACAATAGCATTTTCGCTATCATCATAAACAATGTCCATTGAACCACTGTAACTCTGTAGTCCTTTTAGATATGTGCGAACACCGCCACTTGACATTGAAGTATTTTCTACTGTGTCACGTGTGATGTCCATGCTCCAGCTGCGTACTGAAGCGATTGCTGTTAATGTGTCTGAACCGCTTTTGATTTTTACAGTTCCTGCACTTCCTTCATAACTGGCCATTATGCCTCTCCTTTATTAATTGAAATTGATTCTTCCGAATCTGCCCAATCTTCGTTTAAATCCCACTCGGGCTCAACGGGTTTAACTTCAGCAGAGGCTTCAACAACCTTTGCTGGTGCGGACTTTTTCGCTTTGGCTACGGTCCAGCCTCTGTCGAGAAAGTTCTTGAGGTAACGCTCTTTTACAATTTGAGTTTTACCATTTTTCGTAATCTCATGCATTATTCTACTCCTCTGCGGTATCTGTATCTCACTTGAACAGTGATTATTACCTCAGCTAATGGAGGCAATCTATCAACCACTTCAATGGATGATATTAATGTGACAACACCAGGATTATTGGTGCCTCTGCGTCTATCTGCTTCTAAAGATTCAGATATCGCTTCTATTAAATCGTTTTTTTGACGATCCAATTCGTTTGCGCCGCGTACAAAACATCTCATGGTGTATTCTATTGTACCAGCTTTAAAAACCATGTCATAATCATCACGCTCTTCATTGCCTGAATTGATCATAATGGCTGGAAATTGGGTTATGGCTAATTTTTCCACATCGAAAGGCTCACGAGTAACCAGTACTGGTCTCGGATCTGTTAATTCTTTTAATGTGGTTACAATGTTATTGGCAATATCGTTGCGAAAGCTCACACTTTATCTCCTTAATCGGCCGAAGTAGCTGGGCTCTTTTTCTAGATCTTGGAATACACCATCGCTGTCTATATCGTAATGCACACCATCCGCTATAACGGCATCTATCTCTTCTCTATACAACCCTCTGTAAAATTCCATACGCATTTGAAATACATCCATCTCTGGTTCAAATTTGCTTAGTCTTGGAAATACATAGTAGGCGAGAGTTCTATACACATGAGCACGTTTTAGTTGGGCTGGATCTAGTTTATTTTCGTCCATTTCTACATTCAAACCAATTACGGTGATGTCGAATTTGCCTATTTGCTGTGTGGGCCACCATTTGATGCGGAGTTCTCTCAACACATCTTCTTTGCCCTTTTCTAATGCATCGTCCCAATCATAGATTCCATAATCTTGTATGTTGGGTTCATACTCTAATACATCGCTTACTTGCGCTATTGTTAAAGCCATGATGGCCTCCTTCTGTCCTACTTCAGGGTTTACAGAGTCCTTCTCTGTAAACTATTTAGTTGATATAAAAAAAGGCCCCCCTAAAGAGGCCTTTTTCATGTTATTTCAAATCAATTAGTTGATTTGTGCATCGCTGTAGACCGCTACGCCATGTAGGTCTTGTAGTTCGCCTACGGCGTATGTCATGCTGCAAACTATTTCAGACGCCCTTAAGCTAGCATCACGTTGTGTTTCTATTGTTAAATCTTTTTTCAGTGCAAATGCTAGAGCATCGCTGTGCATTACCGCACCAACATAGTTGCCGGCACTATCACCAGTTACAACAGCTGATTCATAGACATCAACGTTGAATATACGTCCAATAAAGCCTTGATCTAGAACTCTATTACCCATGTCGCTTAGATTGTGGCTAAGAGCAGAAGCACCTGCGTTGGTTAGCTGCTTCTTTAGGTTATAGGTTTGATTGGGGTGGAAAATTGCAACGTAATTTCCTACCACGGAATTTGCTCTCAATTTTGATACGCACTGTAGAATAGTATCCGCTGTTAGTTCAGCTTGAGTAGTCAAACCAACTTCTTGGCTGAAGCCTGAGAAAAGAGCTGCGATATCAGTGTCAACTTTGCGAGCCATTGACTCACCTAGTACACGACCGATGCTTGCTGCAACATCATCATCTGCTGAATCACGTGCTGTGTCAGTTAGAGTTGCCATGATTGCTACTTCATCAGCGTTGAAAGTTTTTTCTACCGCTGTGATAGTAGTTGCTGTTGAGATGTCTGTGTTTTCACCAGTTGTCCAACCACTTGAAATTGCTGGGTAGATACCTACTTTTGCTTGCTTTCCTGGTTGACCTACTAGGTTGAAGTTGCGCACTAATGGACGCATAAAGCCATTTTCTTGCATTGTGAAAAGAGCTGTTTGTTGAATGTCACTAAACAGTGCGCCTAGTGTTGTTGAAGTTGTATTGGCCATCGATTATCTCCTTTTAAATCCTTATGCCTCTTTGTTTCATATACTGTTGATAGATCTTTCTATCTTCAGGGTTATTCATATTTAATTGAGACGTATCTATATTCCCCAGACCTTTTCGACTACCACTGTCGCTCACATTGCTCTGTGATCCCGAACCGCTTGGTCCTGCGCTACAAAAATGTGGATTGGCTTTTAAAAAATCATCTACCAATTGATCCACTGTCATCGCTGTACCATTATCGGTGTATCTAACATTGCCATTGCTGTCTACAACTTCAGCTTCGCCAGTATCTCCTAGCCTCACTTGATTGCGTAGCAACTGTGATACCTGCTGTGCATTAATAGCTCGTCTGCTACTTGCTGCATTTAACAGGCTACCATCAACTTTGATCTCTGTGAGTTGGCGTTGTAGTTCTTGGTATGCTTGATCTTTTTTCTGAACTGTGGTTTTTAGAATTTCTTCAAACTCTCCACGAGCTTTTTGTTGCTCTATGCGGTCGTTTTCTTCTTTTTCCATCAGTTGACGATAACGATCAACATCTACATCACCGTATTTCTTTTCCCAACGCTTTTGTTCACGCTGTAATCTCTCACGTACAATCTTATCGATGTCGTCTTGGGTGAATAACTTTTCAGTCGTCTCGGCCTGGTTTTCAGCAGGAGAATTTTCTTCTACTTGAGGCGTACCAGTTGCCTCATATGTTTCTTGTTCGCTCATTTTTTCCTCCAGTTATGGTCGAAGTCACCGAAATCCTCTAAAGAGTAAATCTGCACAACTATTTATGCAGATAAAACATAAAGGGGTTTATTTGCCGCCTCTACGCTTGGTTTTGCGTTTTTTCATTTTTGCCATTTCCACAGCCCTCCCTTGTCGTTCTGCTCTCCAGCGTTGTTTGTAAACTTTACCGGTAGCCCCCCACCGATATCCGCCTCTTACACGTTGCACTGGCATCAAACTATTCCTTGTGTGATAACATAGAGAAATTGGCCAAAAATAGCCAACATCACCGCCGCTAAAAACCACTTGATCATATTCATGTCTTTTTCCATGTGTCTAAGATGGTTTTTTAGTATTAGGTCGATTTTTTGTTCAACCAATGCTAACCTTTTGTCCAATTCTTCATATGCTTTCATCGTGTCTCCTCACGCTCTGCTTTTATTTCCAATCTTCTTTGTCGAGTCAATTTATGTAGAGCCAGTAGATGATTTCTTGCCCTAATGCTTGCCTCAAAATTACATTTTTTTATCCACTTCTCGTTTTCTTCAATATAGCCTTTGAAATGATCTATGATCTCTTGGTGAATTTCGCTTGGATGAAAATTGTACAGAAATTCATACTCCATGTATGTTTTTTCATCTATTTCGATAATCATTCTACTGGTCCTACAATTGGTTCAAATCCACCCGGCTGACTAAACAGCCCTTCTAATTCAGGATGCAATGCTAACATTTCTTCATCAGTGTATCCTGCTTGTACCATTTCTCTTAAATGTGTAACCAAATCAACAGCGTTTGTCACTGGAGTGTGTATTACAGCATCTTTAGGCGGTGCGGCTTTGATTTCTTCATAACGATCTTCGTCTACAATCAAACGCAACATTTTGTCTTCAATTTCTGCATTAAGGATTGGGTTTTTCACGCCTGCATCCTTTGCTAATTTCAGCATGTTCATG